CCTCAGCCTTCTGAGTTGGTTTGGCTTCAACCGGTGCTGTGGCAGCCGGTGCATCGTCTTCTTCATCAAACGAGCTGGTAGAAGAAACAGGCGCGGCCTTGGCCACTGGTGCGGCTTGTTCTGCTACAGTTTCAGAGCCTGCGGAAGAACCTTGCGGAGCCGACACACCAGCAGGGCGGAAGTACGCACCCCAACGGTCAGGATCGTAAGGTTTGCCATCCACTGAAGCTTCAAACATTTCTTTGATAACTTTGAGTTCAGCCTCTGATGGTTTCTTAGGAAGGAAGTCGGAGAGCGTAAACAAACCATGAGCTTCAATTCCGGCTTGTTCTGCTTCAGTCAATGCACTTTCCTTACGAGCCCATTTACTTGTGGAGTAGTCTGCGTATCCACCTTTTGATGTCTTGGTGATACGGAAATCCAGACCACGCATCAAATCAGTTGGCAACTCTTCCAATTCTGGATCCATGAGTGCTGATTTGATTGTTTGGAAAATCTGAGGGCCAATGATGAATCGGCGAATTGGATTTTCAGGATTCTTGTCATCAGCAAGTGGGTTCTCACGAACAAAGCCTTGCATGATGTAGCTACGCTTTTTCCAATACTTACGACCCATGTCTTCAAGAGCTTTGTCTTTGAACCATGTGCGTACTTCTGCTAGGATTGGGCAAGCCTCGCCCCACATCTCAACGCAAGGAACTTGAACTTGAACTTGTTTAGAGTCCATTTCGCCTTTGATGCCGTTGAATGGAAGTTTGATCATTGCACGTTCTACCCAGAAGAAAGTGTTCTTTGAATCACCGTCAGGAAGGAAACGAAGTGTTGCACTTGCGCCTTCTGCGATATTCCAATGGGGGTAAATTGCGTTGTCGCCGCCTGCTTGTTGATTACCGCCTTTGTTAGACTCTGCGGCTTGCAGTCTAGCGCGGATTTCAGATAATGATGCCATAATAGAAATTGTCCTTTCAAGAAATTTTAAATTGCCTATATATGCCTTGCATACACCCAACTGAGTGTAGCATAGATATTTAGCATGTCAACGTCAAAAGGTAATTTTTGTTTAGACTTTTGAGTTACGCACTTAAATATCAGCATATGACACAGTATAACACATCTGCACAGCAAGTCAAGATATATGACGAAATCAGTTTAGTCAAATCAGTGGCTCCAAACTGTTGGGAAATAGATCAGTGCTTCTCTTCCGACACATTGAAATGGTTACAAGACATTGTGATCAACGAAGGCAACGAATTTGAAGTCACTAGGCCACATCATAGATTATGGTTGAAACCCGGAACGGATTACAATCGTTTACAACAGATTGGGTTGGACATTATTCCTGAACTCAACAAGCTCACCGGAAAAGATCTCAACCTTATGATTGTGAAGTACTGGCTGGATCTGCCTAACTTTGGTTGTCAGCCACACTCAGATTCCCTAGACATTGTTGTGACCTATCAAGTGTATGTGGATGTGCATTCTGGATCAGATCAACCCTGCCACGGTGTTGAATTCATGCACGTTGATCCTGCATATGAAATTGCAATAAAACCAAATCACGGCTATATCAACCTCAATGTGGATTCAAAACTGCATCAGGTAATACAAGGATCAGGGACTAGAACTAGTGTTGTGTTTCAGTACAACGTGTGTAACTGAGCACCAGAACTTCTCTAACTGTGTTATCCGGAACTCTTCCAAGCATGCCCACAAATCCACGAGGTTGATTGACATAGATTGAAGCGGCATTGGGACGATAATGTGCTATGTCTACATCATGCCTAGTGAGTCGACGATTGGGTTGATAATCTACTTGCGAAGTTTGATTTACTTCGGTTTCGTGACAAAAAGCAAAATCCATCATGGCATTTGAAGTCTCGCCCAACACTATCTGTACCTGTACATAGATGTCAGGATGTAGTCTGTGCATCATGATTGAACTGCCAGCTAGATCAATACTGACGTAGGCCACCTGCGGTGACAACGGTTGCCCTACTATGTTTGATATTTGATCGGTTTGTTGTTGTACTATTTGTTGTAGTTCAGGAGTGGAGTCCCAAGGTGTCAACAATCTGTTGTCGTACTGCATGGTAAATGGCACACGATTGTTGCGATAGAGATTTTTAATCTCCGCAAAACGTTCTGGAGAGAAAAAATTGTCAGTGAGCCAAAGCTGAGAATTTACGCGATAACAGTTCATTGTACTGCGGCGAGTGATCTAATTCTTTCTAGCTCAGTTTTGTGTTCGTACATGCCACACTCGTTCATGCCATGCACAGGACACTCTGTTCCTTCACGAGTCATGTTGCATGAACTTTCTTTTACTTGTTGTGTGTCTGTGTTATCAGCGTCATAGCTGTTGTCAAAGTCTGCTTGATCAGTGATATCTGCCATGGGGATACCTAGTTCGTCAAAACGTCGTTGTACACGAGCGTCATCCCAGACATTGGCGTCAGGATTGATTTCTGCAATCTCTTCCAGGATATCAAACAACACATCATCACCCACTAGATCATATAATTGTTCTGTGGCATTGGTAGCATCGGGACCAACAATGAGATCTTTGCTCATTAGGTCTTGTAATTTTTTAACTGATTCTGGAGTTTCTGGTAATGCCCAGGTGCCTTCCATGATGTTGTCTGCCCAAGATGCAAATTGATCAGCTTCTTTCATTGGTGCTTCTTGTAGTTTTGCCAACAGTGGCAATGCGTGTTCTATGCGAGGATCCAATGTGTGTTGTACAAATAATTCTCTAATGGTCTCTACTGCTTCGTTCACTGGAGTAATCTCTGCAGGATCAAACTGTTCACGTGCTTCATGATAGCCACGGCGTCCAATCATGCGTTTGGCCTTGGCTTTGAGTTCAGAGTAATGACGTATGGCAGACTCTACCATGTGATTGGCATCGCCATCGTAGTTCTTGTTTTTGGATGCTCTCACAAAGTTTGCCAATGTGTGCATCTCTTCGACCATTTCGTTGATATGCTGGCCAAAGGCATCGTAGGGATTGCCACCTTCGGCCACATGTCGTGCTATCATACGACCGTGCATCAAACTACGACTAGGTACTTTGAATCTTTCGCCTTGTGCATTTTCAACATAGATGCTTTCAATGTTGCGATATCGTGCTTCACCTTCTTCAAGGTCTTTGCTGTGTTTGATACGCAGTCTTGTTTTCTGCGGTTGGTCGCTGTAGCTGATTTTACGAGATCCGTAGTAGCCTTCAAAGATACTTTCTTTTACAGCAGCCATGGTCTTCATGTTGTATTTGAGTCTGGATAGATTTTTAAGGCTGAATGTCAGCAAGTTACGCTTGGCAAACATACGCACAAGGTAAAGGAAATCGTACCACTCACTGCGGTCATCGCCTTCCATGGCGCGACCCATGTTGTCGCCAAAGTAGATATCTAAGTTGTTGTCACCGTCCAGCACCAATACCACAGCACCGTAGTTTTTCTCATCGGTTTTGTAGTCAAAGCTGATGATTTCAGCATCAGCAGGATCGTCTGCAGGTTTGCCTGTAGCATCCAAGGCTTCTGGATCAAAATCTCTGCTGACTAGCAAATCGTAAAGTTGTTGGGAGGCTGTGTTGGATTGACTCATAGTTTAGTATTTATTAGAATACAGCAACAAAGGGCATGGGTTCTATCATGTTATCGCTGTGATCGCGCAGTTGTGTGTCTAACTCTGCATGATAGCTCTGTAGCAGTTGCATCATGCGCACTGCTAGGATTGTGGCCATGACAAGATCGTCTGTTTCGCCCACTTTTGCGGCATATCCTGCACCGTGTGCAATAAAGCTCTTGAGTTCGGTTATTAAACTGGCAGAATGTATTTTCATACGACCTGTTTCTATCAAGTTTTTCAGTTTGGCGCAGGCCGCTAGTTTGGGCCTATTTGTGGTGTTGAATCCTTTGCGATATCTGCGGCCACTACCGCCGTTGGGCTCGCTGAGGAAGTAGCCTTGTATGTTTTCTTCCCCGTATTCTGCTATGGATATCAGTGCGGCTTCTCCAATGGTATTGTTTTCTACAGTGAAGTAGATGCTTTTTGAATCTTTTACAGACTCGTTGATGTGTCGGCAAACGTCGGCAAGAATGCGTACTTGGCTTGGAATATCAGTTCTATTGTGCCGCCATTCTGCTACTTGCTCAGTGGTGTTGGCTTCATACACCTGTATGGCCGCAGGATCTCCTCCTGTGCCTAGACTAGGGTCAAGAGCCACTGCATATATGTTACCCGGTTGTGGCCGTTTGAACCAACGCACCTGTCCTGTTTTGTACAAAGGATCCTGCGATGTTAGATCAATCAGTTTGGTAGGAGCAATCAAGGTTTCATCGTCAATGATGAATTCACAGTCCATTTCTCTGCGGAAACGTTCTTCGCCCAGTATGGCACGTTGTTGTGACGCCCAGGCATCGTCTCTGTCAGGATGCTCTCTCCAGAATGCACGGAAAGCACGGAATCCGTTCTGTCCCATTTCTGTGGGATTGCCGTATTCATCTTCCAGCTTGTTGGCCATCTTCCAGATCAACGCAAACTGATCTTCGTCTGAGTTGGGTGTTGATGTTATGATTGCTTTACCACCTGTTGACAGTGTGGGGGTAATGGAAGTCCAGAACTCTTTGGCTATGGTGGGTCGCACGAATGCAAACTCGTCACAGTATAGGAGTGTAATTGACATACCACGACCTGTGTTTTCTGTAGTGGTTTGTGCTACTATTCGACTGCCGTTGTCAAACTCTATGCTTCCTTTGTTATAACTTGTCACACCAGCTCGGATGTGATCTGGGCAGGCTTCATAGGCATAGCGTACACGTTGCATGATCTCCTGCGCACCCAAATACTTGTGTGCGGCCACAAGGATTGTGGAGTCTGGCACAAACATAGCATACCACAAA